ATTATTATCTCCTTTAATGTCTATTAAATTAGCTGTACCTGCACTATTCTGAACAGCAAATGGTATATCAGTAGCAGCTGTACCAACTGCCTTTAATGTCAATCTCTTTAATGTATTATCAAAAGTAAAGTTAGCATCTTGCTGTACTACACCACCTGCTTGGAAGAATACTCTTCCATTTGTTCCTGATGTTACAGGAGTTGTTCCTACTGTTATTCCTGTAGATATAGTCCAACTTCTATCAGCACTTAAATCTTTAGTGTCACCATTAATAGTAATAGTACGTGTATCTGGAACGCTACCATCTTGTATATCCTCAATGGTATATACATTTGATGGGCTGTTAGCTTGAGTAGACTTCTTTTCAACAGTGTCTACTCCTGGAGCTATTCCTATGAACTTGGTTCCTGCTGGTATACTCATTTTATCTTAGTTAGAGTAAATACTTCGCTATATATAATGTTTGCAGTGTTAGCTGCCGACCATTGTGCCGTTATGTCTAATGTGTTACTTACTGTCGTATCGAACGTGGTGTTGTTCTCTGTGCTGAAATTTAAGCCGTCAAATGCAGTACTAGCGTCCTTGTTGTATGTAAACATACCGCCAGATGCTATTGATGCTGTACCTGCCGCACCTATCGCTCTAATAGTAAATGTAATGTCAAGTGTCCAGTGTTTAGTAGTTGTTGTCGGTATGGTTAGATTAGCGTCAGCTAATACAACCGATCCGCTTTTAATACGGATATCTAGACCTTGATTGTTAGCTGAAGATATATGTCCAGTAAGATGAGCTACAAAGCTATCTCCAACTGAAAACCCGTTTGCTGGAACAGTCAATGTACCAACACCGCCATCTACGATGCTACTCTCTGTAGTCGTATTTGTTACAACAGGGCTTGTTGATGTCTGTGCAAATAATCCACCAGTAACTAAATTAGCGATAGACTGAATGGTAAAATTAGCAGTCTCGTTATTGTTTGATGTATCTGTTCCGAATAGCTTATCGTTTAATGCTGGGGCTACCGTATTGTAGTTATTTACTTTCATAATACAAATATAGTTATTTTCCTTGACCTCTATATCCCTTCTTGTATAGCTTACTGGTCTTTATTTTGGACTGTTTTGTTTTAGCATGAACACCTGGTCGGCTTACATGCTTCTTTTCAAATCTCTTTACTTCGTCTACTTTTTTCTTCATAATCCTTTTAACATTTTAATTAATCTAGGACAAGGATAAACATCTGACTTATCAACCCTAACAGAGTTATGGGTGTATAGGCCGTTCTCTCCTTTTAACGCTCGTGTGTTCAACGAAAATATGTCATCGTTATACTTTAGGTTTATACCGTAAGTCTTACCTAAGTACACAAGCAGTTCTCTTGTAGCCTCGATCTGTTTGTCTGAATACTTGTGCCAAAGTTTATGTTTTTTAAATGGAGTGTCAAGTACTGTAACCTCAGATGGGTCTACCACACCACCTACATAATTGTAATACTTCCCGCCTTTTTCTACTAAGTAAGCCCAGTTAGTTAACTCTATACCTACGGAATACTTATCTAAGTTCTTATACGGCAATCCTTGACCCTTAAACACGCTATCTTTTACGCCTAAATGCCACGCCCAATCTCTTGAACTAAACGCTTGTGCTATCGTACCCTCATATCCTATAACAAAAGCAGTAGCTACACGCTCTTTATTTGCTTCCCATCCTTTGATTGTGGCGATAGGGTTTTTATTACCAGCTGTATGATGTAAATAGATTTGTTTTTTGTCTGTATTCTCAGAAATATACTGAGATTCTGGCAGACGCTGTTGAACGATTTTAGTAGTATCCATTATTGTTTAATTTTTTCAGCTTCTTCTTTTGCTCTTAATACAAATGATTTAAGAGACTTTATGATATTCTTACCTGTTACAGCCTCATAGTTCTCGTTGATCGATAGTATCTCTACGAACACACACCCAAGTGCAACAACCTTTGTCATTATAAGCTCAACAGAGATGAACTCAGCCACTAAATCAGCCGCGATGTACTTCTCTATCAAGAACACAAAAACAATCGCTCCAGAGTAAAGAACTGACTTACTTATGGTGTGTGATAACTTCCTGCTCTTTATAGATATCCATCCGTTCTTTTTAACACTTCGCCAGATGCCGAACATAGTGTCCAATAATATAGCGCATATCGCTATGTAGATCATAGGTTTTACTGGGCTTATTATAGCCAATAATGACGCTAGTAATATCTTAATTTTCATTTTTTGAAGAATATATTATGTAAACAACTAAAAATATAAACAAGATGCCTAATACTCTATACAGCCACATCTTATTGTCTTTCTCGTAATATTTTACTGGTATCTTTCTCTCTATAATCTTCTCGTATGGCTTTTCAATAAATACAGTGTCACACTTTCCGTTTATGTATACCTTGTCATCAACTCTCCAAACTTTTACCTTTAAACGATCTTTTGTTATAGTTATAGTATCGTACAATTGATCAACCTTTACGACAGTATCCACTCTTACCTCTGGGATTGTTATTCTGATGGTATCTCTGATGGTATCCTTTATTATCAAGGTATCAGTAGTCAATAACCAAGGATGATTTTTAACCAATCTGTTAAACCGTTGTTTTGGACTACATGACAATAGACCGATTGATAGAATGATATATAGGATGATCTTCATTATTCAAAAGGATTAGGAAAAGTCACTTCAAATGTTGTCGGCTGTCCTAAAACCACATCAATGCTTTCATCAAACACAATATACCAAAATATAGGATTGTCTAATTCAGCTGTTTCATAGTCTACCCAATATTGAGTAACATCATCTGGTGCAACAGGAATGCCATAGTAATCAGCACATTGCTTTCTTGCATCTATTGCCTCTTGTTCATTCGTGTATTTGTAGCCGTTAATAAGCATTCCAATAAGTATTAATATTATCCTCTATTCCTGTTCTGTTTGCACTTTGTTCTGAATCCCAATAAATGTACTCTTGATATTGACCTAATGTATAATTTCCTCCAGCTTGACCAAATACATTTATATTATTACCAGCACTTGGTGCTTCTGTTGCTGTTGTTGGTTGAGCAGAGCCATTCAAATACATTGTTTTTAAATTACTTGCATTTTTCTCCGATGTTATAATATAGCCATCTGCTGTTGTTATTGTGTTATGCACTACTGTCGATGGCATATAACTTCTTAAACTACCACTTCCCAGCCAAACTAAAGGAGATTGTCCATTTACGCCTCCAATAACAGCTGATACACCTAATCCAATTAAAACACCTGATGTTGTTTGCCTTCTTGTTGCACTCACTGATAAATATTGAGTATTTGGATTTATTCCACTTGTCAAATCATATCTATCACTTGTCCAAGTTGTAGTAATTTTATTTGTATCTACGTCTAAAATTAATGCACCACTTGAAACAATTTGAGCCTGATTAGTTGCCGTAGCTTGTGTTGAATTATTAGCGTTTGTACTTTGGTCATACCAAGTTGTAACAAAGCCATTACCAGCACCGCAAAATGTAATCAAAGAAGCCGTATCTAAATCATTACCTACAAATGCAATATCTTGTTCTGCATTATCACTTGACCTTCTAACTCTTATTGCACTACCTGTGTACGCTGTTCTTAGTTTCCTAAGTGAATAAGCAACAGCTGCATTTGGGTAGGTGTCAAGTAATAGAGATGGAGCAGGAACTCCTCCAGATGCTCTAGCTCCTATGGCATTTGATATGGATATCTGTAAAGCCATAAATTACCAAAGAGCAATAATGTCAGTAGCTGTTGTTGTAGATGAAAACACTCTGATCACCTGGATCGGAATGAATGAACCGTCTGGCACATTTTGCAATGTAACGTCATCACCGTCCGCTGTCATAATACGCAATATACCACCTGTACCTACATATAATACACAAGGCCATTTTGCCTCATTAGGTGAAGCTGTAGCGTCTCCAGGATATGGGATGTTTACAGTATTACTTGGTGTAACAGCAGCAGCTCTGCTTGTTTGTAGTTTTAAGTTTGCCATTTTTTATTTTTTTGTGCTTTTACCATTCGCTCCATTACGACCCCTATTGATCGATGGACTCTCAAGTACAAATTTACCATTTTTTTTCTTACTAACATCCATACCACCCTTACCGTCAATGTCTCTGCTTCTTCTTTCCTTTGTGTGTTCAGCTCTGTACTTCTTCTGCTCAGTAGTAGCGTTAAGCTCTCTCTGATACTCCCTACGTTTCTCAGCGGCCTTCGGATTGGATGCGTAATATTTAGATGTTTTACTTGCTCCCATTAGATTTATTTCTTTGATCTTTTTTAAATTGTCTATAATTTCTCATAGCTTCTTTTTTTGCTTCTCCTTGCTTCCAAGCACCCATTCCCATTTTTTCTGCTCTTCTTTTTGTAGCAAATTTAACTACTTCTCCTCTTTTTTTAGCTTCAGCATAAGCCTCTTCTCTATTTGGTAAATCAAGCCAATCTTTTGGATCATGCGATTTAGTATTTTTATCTTTAGGGAATACTGATGGAAAAACCTCTTTGCCTTTATGAAACATTAAATGTGTTGATTGTTCACCTGGAGATAATTCAACATATTGACCTTCTTGCCTCATGTTTCTTATTTTTTTCTTTTTACCTCCAAAAAAATCTATATCATTATTCTTAAATGGTATTTTATCGTATTCCATAATTATCTATATTTAGCAGTTTTACTTTTTATCTTCTTAGGCTGTGGAACAACGGATCCAACACCCCCGCCCTCACGTTTTGCTCTTGTGGTTGCAGCGTACTCTGCGTTAGTCAACGCAGCAATGGCCTTCTTAGGCAAGTACCGCTCACCTGTCTCCTTGCTTGGCTTACCACTCTTTGTGGTCCACTCTTGCTTTGTCCATTTAGATAGGCTGTTGTCAGCGGACTTTTTACCAGAGTATTTGCCTCCAGATTCTTTATACTTAGCAACAGCCAATTGAGCCTTGCGAGCTGACCACTGGCCTGCATCACCGCCTTTTGTACCAGCCTTAACGCTAGACACAATTCGACTCCATAACGCTGGATTGGACTTCTTAGCTACCCCTTTTTCCATTTCTTACTAGGTGATGCGGTTTTTGATGGGGCCCATTTAGTAACGTCGGACCAATACGCTGCTGACATCTTACCCTTAGCGATATTCTTGGCGTGACGGCTTTTAAAAGCCTCACGTTGACCTACAGTTTGGTTGGTCTTTACACCTTGCTGACCAAAGCGTATCGTCTTGATCTGATCACCTTCTTTGGCTACAACGATATGACTTTTGGTTGGATGGCTAGGAGTTCGCTTGGGCTTATTAAATCCCTCAACGCCTGCTCTTTCTAATCTTGGGTCTTTCATATGGATGCTCTTTATGCCACTTTTTAGTAGCTTCAATTCCTTGCTTAATAGTTTTAACTTTTGCTACATTAGTTAAATTAATAGTATCCCATTTACCTTTATCTTTTGTTGGATGGTTTACCATTATATCACCTGGATTACCTTTACCTATTTTATTGGTTTTTTTATAAATCCTGTGCTTTTCACCGTCAGCAATAACTATAGCCATGTTATTTCTTCATCTTCTTCATAGCGGCCTTCATGCCGTACTCCTTAATCATCTCTTTCTTAGATTCAGACTTTTCGTGCTTCATCTTTGCTGCTTTGCTAGCGTATTTTTCGCCAGTCTTTTTTTCTACGATCTTTTTCATAACTTTGTTTTTACAAATATAATAAAATGAAACGAAAGATTGTAAGAAAAGATCTCAGGTACAGACCTAAGAGATATCAAGGATGGGTAACCGAAGATAATTATCTAAGGCATTTCTCAGTGGTAAGAAGATGGGCAATGATGCATTACGAATTAAAGTCTTTCTCAGAACTAGAACTTATGTTCTTTTTATACTCAGAAAAATTATTTACTAGGGCAATCATCAGAGAACAAACTAACTTTATGGCATGGGATGCTAGACTTCTAAACAGACTTATAGACGGAGGATTTATCTACACATGGAGAAAGGGAGGATGGGGAAACCCAGAAATATTTGACCTTACACATAAGGGCAAGAAAATGATTAATAGTATCTATAGAAAACTAAATGGAATAGAGCCGATACCGACTTCAGAAAGAAGAAATAAGGCGTTCCGTAAGAACGCCCCTTTCCATCAAAGAACTTTAGCTAAAGCTATTTTGAAATTTAATGAAGAACACAAACAACGTCCTTCTCTTGAATAACGGTCAATCTCTCGTTATCTATTAAGACATCATGACCTGCAACCTTGTCGAATAGTATCTCACTGTTCTCTTCTACACCAGCTACATTTTGACCGAATGAAATAACGGTACCCTTTTGATACCGTATTTCTTTCATATCGTCAGCACCATACATGAACCCAGTGGTTGACATTTTGTTCTCTTGCTGTCTCTTTACTAATAAAAATTTATTTAATACTCTCATCTGCTCTTACATTTGTTATTATTGCATTTGTACTCATTATTGTAGTCGCTACAGACACTGCGTTTAACAGTGCGTTCTTAGTAACCTTAGCTGGATCTATGATACCAAGCTTCATCATGTCTCCATACTGCTCGTTCTTAACGTCATACCCCTCGTTCTCTATTGGCAACATGTTTGCCTTTATCTCCTCTGGGTCCTTACCTGCGTTAACTAGTATCTGATAAAATGGAGCGATGACAGTGTCACGCATTATCTTACAAGCCTTACTGTCTCCACGTAGCGTTGATGAAGCAGCGTCAACTAGTGCTATACCACCACCTGGAAGTATACCCTCCTCAAGTGCAGCCGTTACAGCACACACAGCGTCATCTATGCGATCTCTCTTCTCCTTTTGCTCAATGTCACTAAGCGCACCAACATATATAACACCAACACCGCCAGATAGATTGGCTATACGCTCGTTTGTGAAGTCAAGCAGCTCCTTATCAGATGACATCTCAGAACGAGAGTCTTTTAGTTGATTAACCTGACCATCAATAGCATCAGCTCTGTCAGCGTTTGGCATAAATACTGTCATGCCCTTACTAACAACAATACGGTTAGCACGACCTAGGTCAGCTACAGTTATTAACGACAGGTCATCACCAGTAGACTCAGAAAAGAACGTACCGCCTGTTGCGATGGCTATGTCCTCCATCAAGTCTTTTGTGCGGTACCCAAACGATGGCGGCTGTATGTTACATGCCTTGATCTGGCCCTTAGCCACGTTTAGGTTTAATGTGTTCATAGCGTTTTGACCCAAAGTACCAATAATTAGTAGTGGCTTTTGGTTTACAACACAATGCTTTAGTATGTTCTCTATAGATATCAAGTTATTGATCTCATGATCACATATTAATACATATGGATTGTCAAGAACACACTCTTGCTTCTTTTGGTCTGTAATGAAATAAGGAGAAGTCATTCCACGATCGATCTTCATACCCTTTATTATCTCAACATATGTGTTGCTTGTCATACTGTTCTCAACAGTAACGACGTCAACCTCATTAAACGCACTAGCGATCATCTTACCGATCTCTCTGTCGTTATTTGCACTTATTGTGGCTACGTCAACTAGCTTTTTACCCTTAACCTTTTTACTCTTCTTGTCAAGCCATGCAACAACGTCCTTCGTTAAGTCGTTTATCTCTCTTATCACCTCAGTCACGTTGTCTGTCTCTGACAAATGTATGTCGGCAGAATTAATAAGAGCCTCAGCCAACACAATAGATGTGGTTGTACCGTCACCAGCGACTGTTGCCGTCTTCTCAGCAGCCTGTCGCATCATAATAACAGCTAAATTCTCAGTAGGATCAAACAGGTTTATCGACTTAGCGACTGTCACACCGTCCTTTGTCACTGTTATACCACCTACATGGTGCTCTGACTCGATTAATACTGTGCGCCCTCGCGCACCTAATGTACTTTTGACTGCTCCAGCGATCGTCTTGATGCCTTTCTTGAGCTTTTGTTGGCCATCTTGGCCTAAATGAACATGTTTTACTACCATTTTATTATATTTTGTCACAAATATAGCAGATTTTCGTGACAAAAACAAAAAACCCTCCGATTGGAGGGCTATTTTTATCTATTTTCTTAATTTTATAGGTCTGTCTATCCTATCTCGTATTTTTTCTTTTTGCATAGCATCTAGACCTGTCATTAATACATCACTAGTTGCGCCCTTTTTACCTTTTATTTTTACATATTTCAATTCAGTAGATCCCTTCATAGCCTCTGGACCGAATTTTGTTACCACTCGTTTAGGTTTTTTGGCATATTTGCTATTTTCTGGTAACTGTTCATTCTTAACATCGCTACGTATATCACCCAATGCAACACCAGCAGACGCTTGATATCTATTAGGTAAAGACTCTACGTATTTCTGAGCTAGTTTAGCTTGTTTACCAGCTTCTTTGTTCAACTTAATATCTTCTCTAATATTCTTTCTTTCTTTTGTTGTTTTTACATATCTTTTTGAAGATTTTAAGTTTTTTATGTCTTCTTTAACTTCTTTTCTATAGGTTGAAATTTCGTTAGGATTAGCATATCTATCACCACTCCCTAAAGTGCTACCAATAGGACCATAGTAAGCAGCAGCCATTTTTCGCTCTTTGCCGTATGTGTAGCCTTTTTGACGTTCAGATGTTGATTTTTTAACAGGTATCTTTTGAGTCATCAATTTACTACCTCCTCCCCTAGTTCTTGTAGGTGAAGCCCATGATTCAACTTCATCTTTTTTAATTCTTCCAACTGTAGTTGTTTTAGGCTGAACTAATTTAGGCTGTTCTGGAGCTTTACCTGGACTACCTGGATCAGCACCTGGATCCTTGTACATTTTTGTTACATTC